AAATAAAAAATTAACTAAAGCGCAACATCTTGAGAATATTGCAAAGATGAAGAAAGCAGACATTGAAGAGATGTTGGCTTCTCATGCCTCAAAACTTGAAGAAGCAGAGAATGCTGAGACTAAAGAAGCATTGCAAAAACTTGAAGACGCCAAGGCAGAGATCGAAGATAAGATTAAATCGATCAATGTCAAAGAAGACGTTGAAGCTCTTATCGACGGTGAGGAACTTTCTGAAGAGTTTAAAGAAAAAGCTGCTCATATTTTTGAAGCTGCTGTTAAATCCAAGATTCGCACTGAAGTAGAAAGAATTACGGACGAAAGCACTGATCAAAGAGATAACGAAATTGAAACCTTCAAGGAAGAGATGACAGAGAAGGTTGACAATTATCTTAACTATGTTGTAGATGAATGGACCAAGGAAAATGAATTAGCAATCGAGCGTGGACTTAAAGGCGAGATTGCAGAAGACTTCATTTCCGGCCTGAAACAATTGTTTGAAGACCATTACATTGACGTGCCTGATGAGAAGTACGATGTACTTGAGGCACAGTCTGAAAGAATTAGCGAACTAGAAGAGAAATTGAATGAAGCTATTGAAAAGAATGTCGTTTCGAAAACTTTTACCGATGAACTAGTTCGTGAACAGGTCATTTCAGAGGTTTCTGATGATTTGGCCGATACCGAGTTTGAAAAATTCAAATCATTAACACAGGATGTCGAATTTTCTGACGAAGAGTCTTTCCGAGAAAAACTCGATACACTGAAGGAAAGTTATTTCCCGAAGACAAATTCCTCTAATGAAGGATTTATAGATGATGATGAAAGCGGCACCGCACAGGACATTGATACGACTGATGCGATGAAATCGTACATGTCGGCAATCAGTCGTAACAAGCAACGTGCCCAATAATTATTAATTAATGTAGAATAACAAAGGAGAAACAAATGTTTCAAACAGAACATCTACAAGAAAAGTGGCAGCCAGTCCTAGAACACCCCGATCTACCAAGGATTGAGGATTCTTATAAGCGGGCCGTTACCACTCTCATCCTTGAAAATCAAGAAGCAGCGCTTAGAGAAGATCGTCAAATGCTCTCTGAGGTTGCTCCAGTTAACGCTATGTCGGGTGGACAAATGGATACATGGGACCCAATTTTGATTTCCCTAGTACGCCGTGCAATGCCTAACCTTATTGCGTATGACGTATGTGGTGTGCAACCAATGACAGGTCCAACAGGACTTATCTTTGCGATGCGTTCCTCGTTCCTCTCGCAAGACGGTGCAGAGGCTCTCGTTGACGAGGCAATGCCTGGTAAAACGGGTGCATCGAACCAGAACTTGGCCGGTACTATTGGTGGCGGCGATGTTGGTGCAACTGAGACTAACCCTGCTGTTCTTAATGACAGTCCTTCTGCCGGTACTTACACAAGTGCAACAGGTATGACGACTGCTCAGGCCGAGGCGTTGGGTGACAGCTCAACTAACGCTTTCGCACAGATGGCGTTCTCAATCGAAAAGTCCACAGTTACGGCAGTTTCCCGTGCCCTCAAAGCAGAGTACACGATGGAACTTGCACAGGACTTGAAAGCAATCCACGGTCTTGACGCAGAGACAGAACTTGCGAATATTCTTAGTTCTGAAATTCTTGCTGAAATCAACCGTGAAGTTGTTCGTTCCCTGTATGTAACAGCTGTTGCTGGTGCTCAGGTTAATACGACTACTGCTGGTATCTTCGATCTGGACACCGACTCAAATGGTCGTTGGTCAGTTGAGAAGTTCAAAGGTCTAATGTTCGCTATCGAGCGTGACGCCAATGCTGTCGGTCAACAGACTCGCCGCGGCAAGGGTAACATGCTGATTGTATCAGCTGATGTTGCTTCTGCTCTTAATATGGCGGGTGTACTTGATTACACTCCGGCTCTTAACAACAACCTTAATGTAGACGACACTTCTACCACATTTGCTGGTGTTATGAATGGTCGCTTCAAGGTTTATGTCGATCCATATTCCGCTAACGTAGCTGCTTCTCAGTACTACATTTGTGGATACAAGGGCACGTCGCCCTATGATGCTGGATTCTTCTACTGCCCATACGTTCCTCTACAGATGGTTCGTGCGGTAGGTGAGAATTCCTTCCAGCCGAAAATCGGATTTAAGACCCGTTATGGTCTTGCTGCTAACCCATTTGCCGCATCTGGTGCAGTTGCCGCTGGTGATACAGTTAACTCCGATGCATCTCTTGATGCGAATACTAATGCGTGGTATCGTCGGGTTAAAGTTACTAACCTTATGTAATAATAAGAAGCGTAGTAGAGTAAACTTAGGGAGGTCTTCGGGCCTCCCTTTTTTTGTTAAATTTATGTTACAATTTACTTTTTCGTAATAAATAATTTTGAGAATGAGAAGGATATATTATGACAAAGACAAAAACAGAATTATGGAAGAGGGTTAAAGAAATGGATTTAGGTAATCCCGTCATCACCGCCCTAGTTGGGTTGGTGGTTTTTTATATTGGTTTGAAGATGTTTAGTGGTGGAATGAAGTCGATGGGTAATATGGAACATCTTTCATTTTTTATTCATAATCCTTATTGGATGTTTTTAGGTGGAATATGTATGACGCTGTTATGGCAGTCATCGTCACTATCCACTACTGCGATAATTGCTCTTGTTGCATCTGGAGCAGTACCCCTACCCGCTGCAATCGCAGCAGTATTAGGTGCAAATATTGGAACCACCGGCACCATATGGTTAGCCGGTGTTTTTGTATCTGATGGTATGCCGAAAGGTGATACTTTAAGAATTGCAATGGCCCATACAGGAGTTAATCTGTTTATGGCGTTATCCATGTTACCATTTGTACATCACATTGCCAGATTTTTATCCAGATTTGGATGATATAAATAGTTGTAATGATATTGATACGGAAAAAACACTGTGTCACAGTCAATGTAAACTATTGGATGCCTGATTATCAGAATGTCCTACAGGAGTTTATTTGGCAGACCAATGATTATGTACCCAAGTTACCAAGGGTACATAAGTTTTTAAATTATTGGCATCATGAAATAGATGCCGTAATTAGTCAAGTATATGTATCGGTAGTTGAAGATGGGGATTTTAAATGGCGACAAATAGGTCATTACAGCGACAACCAGATAAATTAGATTACGCAAGTCCAACTCAATTTAGATTTGGTATTCATCAATTACCTAAAGTTGAATTCTTTACGGTAACTGCGAATATTCCAGAAATTAGTTTGGGTATTGCTAACTATGCAACGCCATTTAAAGATATACCTATGATGGGCGATAAGGTTGAGTACGGCCAGCTTAATATTGGTTTTATTGTAGATGAATATCTGGAAAATTATCTTTCTTTACATGAGTGGATGACAGGTATTGGTTTTCCTAAAGATAGAAAACAGTTTTCAGAGTTTAGAACAGAAACCGCTTCTATGCCTGGTTCACCTTCAAAACCCAGTAAAGTAGACCTTAAGCCGGGTTCAGCGGGGGCTGTGTTACCGATGTTTTCTGATGCGACATTAAGTATACTTTCAAATAAAAATAATCCAATTGTAGAAGTTACATACAGAGATATTTTCCCTGTAAGTTTAAGTGCATTGGATTACAATCAAGAAGCAACGGATGTAGAATATTTGAGAGCAACAGCAGAGTTTGCATATCAATTGTATGAGATTAAAAGTTTATAAATAGTTTTGAGCAGCTAAGGATATGCTTTAACAAGTAATAACTTTTAGACTGTATTTTTAGGTCAATATAATTTCAGAGAGAAATCCTGACCTGCTCACTTATGATTTAGAGGATATATTATGGATAAGTTTGATGAATTAAAATCTGAGGCAAGAGAAGACCTTGCAATTGTACGACTAGAAAACCTAGACCAAGAATCCTATAAAAATCAAAATATCAAACCTAAGTGGCTCGAATATAAATCTAGATTTGAGTTATTAAAGACCCAAGCACATATTAAATACACAAAACTCTATCGTGAGAAATGGGAGTATTACGGTGGAAAGTCTGATGCAAAAGTATATGCTGCAAAACCATTTGACATAAAAGTTTTAAAAAATGATTTGCAAATGTATATAAATGCAGATGATGATATTATTGAACTACAAGCAAAAATTGCTTATTACGAAGTAATTATAAAGTATATTGACGGGATTATCAATTCAATTGATAAACGTGGATGGGATATACGGAACGCCCAAGATTGGAAAAAATTTGAGGCGGGGATGTTATAAATGGATGTTACTGATTATGTAAAGTATTATACAGATGTTGTACCAGAGTTTTTATGTAATGAAATTATTAATGCAGAGGATTTAAGTTTTGAAGCTTCAACATATTCAACTCACCAAGGAAAAAGTACTAACACACCAGATCGAGTAAAAATGGATGAATTTTGGATACGCAAAGACAACGTATATTATGAAGAAGTTAAAAAGTGTTATGCAGAAGTAGCGAAAAAATATAATGAAGATTTTGCAGATTTTACTGTAAATCATACTACAGATTTTAGAATTAATAGATATGGAGAAGGTCACTTTATGTCTAGACATGTAGATAACATACATCATAGTCATGGTCAAGAATGGGGATATCCCCAAGTATCAGCTTTATTGTTTTTAAATGATGATTATGAGGGAGGAGAATTTCAAGTATCCAATGCTATCTTTAGTCCTTCATGGGGTTCTGCTTTAATTTTTCCATCTAACTTTATGTTCCCCCATTCAGTCGATAAAATAACGAAAGGAATTCGCTGGAGTATAGTATCATGGTTGATGTAAACATACATAAATGTTTTCCTACTATAATATATGAATTTGATTATATGCCGATAGATAAACATTTAATGGATTCTTATATAAGACAAGTAAGAAAAAATCACAAATACCATACTACTGACGATTTACATTGTCTTTCTTATTTTGCAAAATTAAGAGATATGGTAAAAGAAGTATCAGGACAATACTTAGATGATTTAGAATATGAATACGATAGTTTAGAAGTTACTGGTATGTGGGCTAATAAATTATATGAAGGTGATTCGCATCCACCACATACACACTCAAACAATGTTTTATCAGGCGTATATTATTTAAGTACATCTGATAAAACATCACCTATTCAGTTTTTTGACCCAAGAGTACAAGCTCATGTCATGAAACCTAGAAATAAAACAAACTGGAATAATGCCAGTATGTTACAATTTAATTCGGTAGAAGGTAAGGGCTTTATTTTTCCTTCATGGTTACAACATTGGGTTCCCCCCACAGGAGATGAACGCATAAGTATATCATGGAACATCTTAGTTCGTGGAGAGTATGGAGAACCTAAAACATTGCAAAATGCGTATATCTAAGAAAAATGAAACATATTTACAAATTACTAATATATCCTCTAGTGAAAGTGCTGAACTGTCTGACTTCTTCACGTTTGAAGTGCCAGGATTTAAGTTCATGCCCGCATACCGCAATAGAGTTTGGGATGGAAAGATACGTTTATTCTCCCCCGCCTCAGGTGAAATATATGTCGGATTGTTACCGTATATAAAAAAGTGGAGCAACGATAATGGTATACGATATGAAATTGAAGAAGGAGTCGAAGAAAAAAGAGAGATGGCCCGAAGTGTGGTGCAAGGATTTATACGAACACTCAAACCCCGAGCTCGTGGAAAATCTCTTAAAATCCGTGATTACCAACTTGACGCTGTGCATCATGCTTTGGCCAGAAATCGTTGTCTTCTTCTTAGTCCTACTGCTTCTGGTAAATCATTAATTATATATTCTATAGTAAGGTACTTTCAAATGAGTGAAATGACTACACTCATTTTGGTTCCTACTACATCACTAGTTGAACAAATGTACAAAGACTTTAACGATTATGGTTGGAGTTCAGAAACATATTGTCAAAGAATTTACCAAGGCCATGATAAGAAAATAACTAAGCCTGTAGTTATTTCTACTTGGCAATCAATATATAAATTACCCAAATCATACTTTAGAAAATTTGATTGTGTTATTGGAGATGAGGCTCATCTATTTAAAGCTAAATCTCTGACCAGTATCATGACTAAACTACATCAATGTAAATACCGATATGGTTTAACGGGTACACTAGATGATACACAAACACATAGATTAGTATTAGAAGGTTTATTTGGAGCTGTAAAGGATGTTGTTTCCACTAAGGAATTAATAGATAAAAAGACCCTTGCAAATTTACGCATAAAGTGTATACTATTAAAACATCCATCGAAAAGGGAAAAACTAACATATCAAGAAGAACTTAATTACCTAGTTACTAATGATAAGAGAAATTTATTTCTAACAAACTTATTAAAACATTTAAATGGCAATACACTATGTTTATTTCAGCTAGTAGAAAAACATGGTAAGGTTCTATACGATAAAATGAAGGAAAGAGAAAATGTATTTTTTATCTATGGGAAAACAGATACTACAGAACGTGAAGAGATACGTCACATCGTTGATGGGGCGAAAAATTCCACCATTATTGCTTCCTACGGTGTTTTTAGTACTGGCGTTAACATTCGTAACATTAACAACATCGTGCTCGCAAGCCCATCTAAATCAAAAATTCGAGTCCTCCAATCTATCGGCCGAGGATTGCGTACTTCAAAAAACAAAGATTCTGTGATTGTATTTGATATCGGAGATGACATGTCTTATAGAGAGAGAAAGAATTTTACGTTAAATCATTTTGCTGAGAGAATAAATATATACAACCAACAACAGTTTAACTATGAGATTAGTAACTATAAACTAAATAAACTCAAATTACCTATAACCACAACATAGCTTATTATACTGATTTTTTAAGCGAAGTCAAGTTCCTTTTGCAAAATAAAAGGGTATTGACATTTGTAGTTGTATAGTGTATTATGTGTGAAACATTTAAGGAGTTGTAATGGCAAAAGAAAAAGGTACTCATTATGTAAACAACAAGGAATTCTTGGCTGCGATGATTGAGTGGAAAGACCGTGTTGCAGAAGCAGAAAAGAAAGGTAAAACACCGCCGCCAGTGACAAATTATATTGGTGAGTGTTTTTTGAAGATTGCAAATCATTTATCGTATAGGCCAAATTTTATTAATTATACTTATCGTGATGAAATGATATCAGACGGTATAGAGAATTGTTTACAATATGTTAAGAATTTTAATCCAGAGAAATCAAAAAATCCATTCGCATATTTTACACAAATAATTTATTATGCATTTTTACGAAGGATTGCAAAAGAGAAAAAGCAATCGCATGTTAAAAATAAAATGATAGAGAAGAACGAAGTTTTATCTTATTCAACTATGGAAGGTGATGACAGAGTATATGATGTTGGTCATTTAGATTTAAATGCTATTTTACCAGCAGAAGATGTATATAAACCTAAACAAAAGACTGTTGCTAAAAAGAAAAATTTAGAGAATTTTATGGAAGATGATATAGATAAAGTAGTCGGAAGAGGTGAAGAGCGTTGAAAATAGCTATCGTTACTGATACTCATTTTGGTGCTAGAAACGATAACCAAAATTTCAACGAGTATTTCTATAAATTTTATGACAATGTATTTTTTCCATATTTAAAAGATAATGGAATTACTACATGTGTACATATGGGCGATGTTGTAGATAGGCGCAAGTTTATCTCATACAGGATTGCTAATGATTTTCGTAAGCGTTTTATTGGTCAGTTTCAAAAAGATGGTATAGAATTACACATTATTATTGGCAATCACGATACCTACTATAAGAACACCAATGAAGTAAATGCTATGGAAGAACTTGTAGGACAGGACAGGTTTAAGATTTATACAAATCCAGAAGTAGTAGAATTCGATGGTGTTCCTATTCAGTTTGTACCTTGGATAAATGCTGGTAATTACGATGCATCTATGTCTGCTATGGTACGTTCACCAGCACAAATTGCTATGGGACATTTAGAGGTTGATGGCTTTGAAATGTTCAAGGGCGGCCATCGACATGAAGG